CGCGGCGTCACTGGTCTGCGAATGGGCCGATCTGGTGGGGTTCATGAACTACGAGATTTCGACGAAGGCGGCAGACGCCGGCTTCGGGCGCCGCACCATCCGCGGCATCGGGAGCGGCGTTCGGCTACTGCATGTCGAGGAGCGCCCAGGGTTCATCGCCAAGAACCGTTACGGCCTGGCTGCGCCGATCGTCATTACCAAGGAAAACGGCTGGGCGGCACTCGAAACGGCGCTGCAGGCCGCAGCGAAACATGACCAATAAGAAAGGAGAAGCACACCAACAACGCACGACAACGCAACTCGATCCACTGACCACAAAAGGAGAAGATAAATTGACGACATTGGGTTACACGTTTGACGCCACGAGCGTCTTGAGCGACGACTTCCCGCCGCTGCCGGCCGGGGTCTATGCCGTGCAGATGGTCGACTCGGACTTGCGGGTCACCAAGGACGGTAACGGCAAGTATCTGCGCGCTGTGCTCGAAGTGATCGGCGGCGAATACACCGGCCGCAAATTCTTCGACAACATCAATCTCGAAAACCCCAGCACGACTGCGGTCGAGATCGGGCACCGCCGGTTTTCGCAGATCTGCCACGCGATCAATACGATGCAAGTGCGTGACACCACCCAATTGCATGACAAGCCCATGCTGGTCGACGTCGGCATCGAGCCCGCCAAGGGGGAATACGCCGAGCGCAACAAGGTACTGCGGTATCGTCAGCGCGACGCCGCCTCCGCACCCGCTCCGACCGCGGCGCCCCGCGGCAACAGCGGCACGGCCCCGTGGAAGCAGCGCCCGGCAGCGCAATAAGTGGTTCTGATCCTACAAAAGTATGAGGTGGACCCGACGCTGGCGGCGGTCGATCGCGCCCTCGAAGAGAGGGCTGGTCGGCAGCCGCCGCGTCCTTATCTCGGAATGTCCGCAATCGGCCACCCCTGTGCACGAGCGCTATGGTACGGGTTCCGGTGGGCGGTGGTGGTGCAGTGGCCGGCAGAGACGCTGAAGCGATTCGAAGACGGCCATCGCGGCGAAGATGTGATGGCTGCGCGTCTGCGCCTCGTCCCCGGCATCACATTGCTGACGCTCGATCCGGAGACTGGCCGCCAATGGGCCGTCATCGATCATGACGGGCATTTCCGCGGCCATCTCGACGGTGTCATCCTTGGCCTCCTGCAAGCGCCGCAGACGTGGCATGCCTGGGAGCACAAACAGGTCGACGACAAGAAACTGGACAAGCTCGAACGGCTCAAAAGCGAGCTCGGCGAAAAGAGCGCTTTGAGACACTGGGACCGCCGCTATTACGCGCAGGCCGTCCTGTACATGCACTACACCGGCCTGACCCGTCATTACCTGACGGTATCATCACCGGGCGCAAGGCGGACGACCAGTTGCCGGATAAACGCGGACCCCGCGGAAGCAGCGCTGGTCGCTGCGCGTGCGAAGGTATTAATCGACGCGATCCAGCCGCCCGATCGAATCAGCGGCGATCCAGAAAGCCCTCTCGGCTGCCGCTGGTGCGAGTATCGCGATGTCTGTCACTTCGGCGCGCAGCCAGCGTTCAACTGCCGTACGTGCCGCTATTCGAGCCCACGCGCCGATGGCGGCTGGCGCTGCGCACGCTGGGACAAGAACCTCTCGCTCGACGAGCAGCGACGCGGTTGCCCTTCGCATCTTTTTCTTCCGGCACTGGTCTCAGGCGAGGAGGTCGCCGCCGACCCCGACGGGTCGTGGGTGGAGTATCGGCTGGCCGACGGGCGGGTCTGGCGCAATGGAGCCGCGCATGATTGAACTTCACGACTATCAGCGCGCCGCGATCGGTTCGATCTATTCGTATTATAATTACAAAAACGGTCACGTGCTCATAGTGGTCCCGACAGCAGGAGGCAAAAGTCTCATCATTGCGCAGTTCCTAAAGGAAGTTTTTGCGCAGTGGCCGGACCAGCGCGTGCTGCTTCTCTCACACATTCGCGAGATCATTGAACAGGACTATGCCGAGATCCTGCGGCTGTGGCCCGCGGCACCGGTCGGCGTCAACTGCGCCGGGCTGCAGCGCCGAGATTACGACGCGCCGATCATCTTCGGCTCGATCCAGTCGCTCTACCGCAACGCCGATCGCCTGCCAGTCTTCGACTTGGCACTGATCGATGAGGCCCACCGGCTGCCTCGTGCAATGGACACGATGTACCGGGCTCTGCTTGCGGCTCTGATCGAACGCAATCCGCACATGAAGGTCATCGGCCTCAGCGCGACGCCCTTCCGCCTCGACAGCGGCCTGCTGACCGAGGGCGAGGACCGGCTCTTCACCGATATCGCCTACGAGATCGGCGTCCGCGAGCTCATCGACCGCGGGCGCCTCGTGCCGCCTATCGGCGTCGTGCCCATGCCGCAGATCGACACGACGGGTGTCGATGTCCGCGCTGGCGAGTTCGTCCTCGAACAACTGGAGGCTGTCGCGACCGACCCAGCGACCGTCACCTACATCACCGACGACTTGGTTGAGCGCGGCGCCGGGCGCAACAGCTGGCTGGTTTTCTGCTGCGGCGTCAGGCACGGCGAGATGCTGCGCGACGCGCTGCGCCACCGTGGCGTCGCCGCCGAGGCGGTCTTCGGCCACACCAAGCTCGACGAGCGCGACCGCCTGATCGCCGCCTTCAAAGCCAGCGAGCTGCAAGCGCTCGTCGGCGTGAACGTGTTCACGACCGGCTTCAACGCGACCAACGTCGATCTGATCGCGCTGGTGCGGGCGACCCGGTCGACCGGCCTGTTCATCCAGATGGTCGGTCGCGGGCTGCGCACGCATCCCGGTATATCCGACTGTCTGATTCTGGACTTCGGCGGCAATTTCGAGCGCCACGGCCCGATCGACCAGCCGCACGTCAAGACCAAGTCGAACGGACATGAGGGCAAGGCGCCGGTCAAGATCTGCCCCGAATGCCGCCGCGCCCTGCCTGCCGCCCTGCGGACCTGTGAGTGCGGGTACGAGTTCCAGCCGCAGGAGCGCAAGATCGAACTCGCCGCCTCGAGGTCCTCGCCATTAGCGCCACCGCCGGAATGGCTCGAGGTCGACAGCCTCAGCTATCGCCACCACGACAAGCCAGGCAAACCGCCATCTCTTCGGGTCGACTACCGCACCGGACTCGCCCGGCACAGCGAATGGGTTTGTTTCGAGCACGGCGGCTACGCCCGGCAGAAGGCCGTGACATGGTGGTGTCGGCGCGGGCCCGACGTCCCGGTCCCGGATACCGTGGAGGAGGCCTTGCGCTATGTCACGGCCTTGCGCGAACCGACACACATCCTGGTAGCTCCGGACGGCCGCTACACCAAAATCGTCAATGCAAGGTTGCCGTGACCGAACAGTGCGAGATCCAATGGTTCGACGAGCGCGGCCAGCCGACGCCCGACGACAACCCGCCGATCGGGCGGGTCCGCACCAAAGCGGCCACATTGACGACGGTTTGGCACGAACGCGCCGAAGGGGGAGCCGTGCGCAAGGAGCGCACGTTGCACATGCCAGCCGGGAAATGGCTGCGCGTCTGCACCGAGCACGCCAATCGGCTGCGCGACCCCGACAAGGTGGAGATGTGGGAGTGGGAATGGGAGATCGCGCCGCCCGACGACACGCCCTTCGGCACTAAGAAGGCGGCGGTCGCGGCAGCTTCCGACGCCGGCGGCAAATTCATCGAAACGACCGGCACGACTGACATGGCCACCTGGCCGGTCGAGACCTGGCTCGGCTTTATCGAAAGCATTGTCGCCGCCTACGTGCGTCGACTCCGCGAACCGCCGTTCTGAGGGGTCGCCCGTCATGTCGTTTATGAGCGATCTTGGTGGCCGCTATGTCAATAACGGTTACGCGGTCTTGCCGCTCATGCCCGACAGCAAGGCACCCGGCATCTATAAGTCGGGCAGGTGGGGCGGCTACTTCGAATGGACCAACCACTGCTCGCGCTTAACTACCGCGATCGAGATCGAAGTATGGAGCAACTATCCCGACGCCGGGATCGGCGTGGCAGGCGGCAGCGCCGTCGGTATCGACATCGATGTTGTCGAAGATGAAGCCGTCGCGATCGAGATCGAGCAGCTGGCCCGCCGCCTACTCGGCGAAACCCCGCTCACGCGCATCGGCTTTTATCCCAAGCGCCTGCTCGTCTACCGCGCCGCGACGCCATTCGCCGGGTTTAAGGCGCACCCGATCGAAGTGCTGGCACGCGGCCAGCAATTCGTCGCGCACGCCATCCACCCCGAAACCGGTCAGCCCTACCTCTGGATAGAGGGCAGCCCGGCCGATGTGCCGCTGGAGATGTTGCCTGCCGTCACCGAAGATCAATGTCGCGAATTCGCGCGCCAAGCGCACACACTGCTACCGGAGACGCTGCGGCCGGCAAGGGAGCTGAACGGCAGCGAGTTCGGCAACGGCGCGCACGTCTCCAACCCGGACAAGCGAGGCACGATCGAAGGGGTGACGTCGGCGCTAGACTGGCTTGCCAACAACGACGAGCCCTACTGGTTCTGGCGCAATATCGGCATGTCGGTCAAGGTCGGCATTGGCGAGGCCGGGCTCGCACCGTTTATGAAGTGGTCGGCCAAGAGCCAGAAGGACCGGCCTGAGTATACGCTCAAGACCTTCAACGGCTTCCGCAACATCCACTCCATCGGCGTCGCCACCGTCTACCGTGAGGCCTTGAAAGCGGGGTGGATCCCCGATCCGTCGATCACGATAAACGGCGAAATCGCCTGGGACCCCGGCCACCACCCCGCGCAGCCGCTGATCGATGAGGTGACGGCAACCGAGCCGCACGAGCCGGCACCCGCCGACGCTAACGTCTTCGTGCCCGAGGCATTCTACCGCGTCACTGGTGTGATCAAGGATTTTGTCGAC